AATATGTTTGATCCCAATACGTTAAAGAACCTTCAACAGATGATGAATGGTTTAACAAACTTTACACAACAACCGGCAATTGATTTTAAAACAATCAAAAAATTAATCCTAATAGTTGTGTTATCATTATTTTTATCCGGATTTGGTGTTGGTTTATTAATTGGGTTATTATTTTAATATTATGTTGAAATTATTATTAATTGGTTGGACTATTAGTTCATTATTTGTTATTAATTTAACAATCCAATATTTTTACGACGAATATAAAAACAGAAAAAAATAGATATGACAGAATACATCCATTACCCTTTACCGGGAGAAAAGTACCAACACTATAAAGGAGGTACATATGAGGTGATTTGTTTGGCAAATCACACAGATAATAATGAAGCATTGGTAATTTACAAATCATTATCTTTTGGTAGTACACACGCTAGACCATTAAAAGAGTGGATTGAAATTATTGGAAATGAAAAAGCGGGAACAACGTACCCATTACCAAGATTTACAAAAATATGAAAAAAGTAATTTACTACAGTTTAAGAGGTTTGTCGTTGGTTTTGGCAATTCCTTCGTTGGTTATCGGATTACCGGCCTTTATGGTAATGTTGGTTGCCGATTATATTGAAGATCCATATAATATGTCCGAAGATGTTAAAGAGAATTAATAGATGGTTTGAACTCAACTGGGGTTGGTTCTTCATCAACGGTAGGAAACAAGCCGAATGGGCTGATTATTTAAGAAACAAATGTAAAAAATAAAAAATGAAAAAAATAATTTTAAGTTTAGCACTTTTGTGTGGTAAAACAAGTTTCGCACAATTAGATTACGTCAAGAATTTCAAAAAAAATGAATATGGACTTTATGAGTTGAGTTTCAAAGATCCTATCCAGGCTATACATGAATACAATAATGTTCTAGATAAAAATGGTTCCGACACGCTTAACGTTGTTTATAATATAACTAAAAACCCAATTGATTTTGGTTTTTTTAGTAACGACCCAAATAGTGATAACATTATCGTTAGTATATTTTTAAGAGAAAATAACAAATACAAAATAATGTTTGGTGAAATTGACGGAACTATTGATAAGTATTTTTTTGAAGTAATTGACCAAAATGGTGTTATTACTGATTTATATTATAGGACACATAAAAAATAAAATATGAAAAAAATAATTTTAACAGTTGCGTTATTTTGTACTACAACCATAAATGGTCAAGTGAAACATTTAGATGGTTTTGAAAAAACAAAATTAGGTCACATCAGAACTGTATTTACAGAAGATGAGGCCATTAAAACATTCAGTTATGTGATGGATATGAATGGAATTGACACTGTACAATCTAAATACACAAGAGGAGACAATCCGGTAGCGTTTAGTTTTTTTAAAACGGATGAAAAATCAAAGAAAGTTAATGTTGCCGCAATCATTCACTATGATGGTGTTTATGATGTTTTATTTATGACCATCAAAGACCAAAATACAGTTTTATTTAATGTTAAAGATAAGAATGGTGAAATAATTGAATTAATATACGAAAAACCAGAATAATGAAAAAAATTGAAGTTAATTTAGGAATTGGGATGAATATGTTTTTTCCTGAACCAGTGGTAATTGAAATACCAGATAATGGAATCTTTGTTGAAGAACTTGTAAAGTCATATCAAAAATATCTTGAGTTTTGTAAAACTCTGGAACAACCAAATTATGATTACTTGGTTGACGACCCAAAGGAAAATAAAGTAAGAGAATTTACATTGGAAGAGTTTGTTAATGTTTGGGAAAGTAATGACGAGTTCCAAGGAAAGTTTAATTAATTTGTAAATTCAAAAAATGATTATTATATTTGTAAAAAAATAATCATATGAAAAAAATATTAATCTTCAGTTTAATTTTAACATCTTGTAAAACTCAAGATATTGTTCAGTACGAAAAAAACAAATCAGTAGTCGTGAGTTGGGAAACCAATAGTCAAACTTTTGATGTTTATAGATCTGATTCGTTGGTAGTACAGAAAATACCTTGTGATGGCATCAATCAATTAACCTTACATAATTATGACCAAGGTGACTATAAATTCATTTTCAAAAATGATGGTGTTGTTACTGAAGAAAAACTAATTAAAATTGTTGATAAAAAATAATATGGAAATAGAAAAATTTGAAGAAGCAAAAAAAATCAAGGAAGAACTTGATAGGTTTGAAATACAAAAACGTAAATTGGAAGAAGCTTTTAAATCTTGTTCTTTGGGTGTGACAATTGGTTATTCATATGGTGGAACCTTCCCAAGAAAAGGTGAGGTAAGTCTTTATAATAAAGACGCAATTAAAGAAATGATTTGTAGAGAACTACGAAGTTTAGAAGAGCAAATTGATTTAGTAAAAGAAGAATTTGAAAAATTATAGTATGGAACAGAACCCTATAGAATTTATTAAGGAAAAAATTGAACTTGATGGAGACACCGATTTTTTACATATTAATTGGGACAAGTTTTATGATATTATAGAACAAGCCTATTTGATGGATATAAAAAGAATGGAATCCCTTAAAGATTTTGATACTTGGAAAGAATGGAAAAACTCATAATGATATGTATAGAATTAAAATAGAAGAAAGTAACAACGGAGAAAAACGTTATATACCACAAGTTGGAACAAATAAATTGAGAACTGGTAGGGTTGTTTGGTTGGGTACCAAATGGGAGAATATAATTACACATCACAATCGTTATACAACATCAAATGGTATAACAGAATTACATAATACCGAACAAGAAGCTCTTAATGTAATTGAATCGTTTAAGAAAAGTGTTTTAGAAGAAGATGGTAACAAAGTTAAATTCACAACATATAAAATGATTGATTGATATGAGTTATAAAGTAAAACATATAGGTGAAGGTAAATTTGAAGCAACACTTGATAATGGTGAAACAAAAGAAGTTGGAAAGAATATTATAGGGATGATTAGATATACTTATTTTGCAGATTTTAAATTACCACCAGTTAATTGGGAAATCACACAAAAACAATTATTGGAGGACTATCAGCCAAAAGTAATGAAAGACATTATGGAAGGTAAAATACTATATGGTAAACACGAATTTGGACAAACAGATTGGATTGAATAAAATTAAATAATATGAACGCACAAGAAGCAAGAAAGATGGCCGAGGAGTTTGAGTGGACTCCTGAGATAGACGAAACCATAGAGTTGATTAAGAAATCCGCAAACAGAGGAGAGTTCTCAACAACAACAAATAGAATGAAACCATCAACACAGAGGTATCTTGAAAGAGTGGGGTATAAAGTTCGCGCATTTGCAATTGAATGGATGTCAAAAGGTGAAGAAGGATTTAAAGATGGTTTTAAACAAAATTGGACATTGGAATATGTTACAAAAAAATGTAGAGAATTGTTAGATAAATACTATTATAAAGATTATGAGTGAACAAATTAAAATAGAACTTTCCTTTACTATGGAGGAAATGGAGAACTTCCTTTTATACAACTACCCAACAAATTATCACTGGAAAGATAGGGTTAAGAAAGATGTAATGGTGTACGGTAACGATATTGTTGTTGAAGACATAAAAGAAGAGTTTGTTAAGTGTTTCAAGGAAACATTATTGAGTCAAAGACTTAATTCAAGACCATCAATATACAAATAAAATAAAAGATGAATAAAGAAACAAAATTTAAAGTGGGAGACAAGGCTCACAAACCAAAAGGTTATAAATTTCCTTGTACAATTGTAGGTGTATTTGAAACTATTGTTGGTGAAGTACGGGTGATTGGTGAAATGGATGAATATGGATTATTACATATTTTTAACGAAAATCAATTGGAACATTATGAATAAAGAACAACAAGAATTATTGGACGAATGTTATAAAAACTATTGGGGGAAAGTGTCTGTTAATAATGAAGAAGATTGTTTAGTTAAACAAGAAGAAGGATCACTTCTAAAAGAAGTAAGAGTTCTTTATCAACAAGAATTTATCAACAAATGTAAAACTGATATTGAGTTCTCTGAAAAGTGGGGATTAAAGATTGAAGAACGAGAGCTGAGTTTGGAAGAGAGATGTGGTATTCAAATAAACAGAAATGATTATCAATCATACTACACAAAAGATGAGTTAGATGAAAATAACATTCCAACCAAACTAATCACAGTTAATTATAAAAACGAAAAAATAGAAGTTTATGAGTAAAACAAGAGAAAAATTATTGAATGCAAATAAGTATTGTCACATCTATGTGGATGATGACGGGATAACTAATTATCACGATACTGAAACAAATGAGACTTATAGGGTTATACCTGACAAAGGAGCATTAGGTTTTTATTTGGAATATTTTAAAGATGGTGTATTAAAAGCAAGAAATTCACTTGAATTTAAAGAACTTAAAATACTTGCAAATCTTGCTGGGAGTAATTATTTACTGAATAATTTAATTGGTGGAGAACTTAAATCAGAGTAATATGAGTTGGAAGAAAACAATTAAAGAAGTAAAAGTAGGTGATTCTGTGGAGAATAACCGAAATGGTAAAGGTATGGTAATTGCAAAAACCGCAAGAACTGTTACGGTATTATTTGAAAATGGTAACAAAGTTAAAAACAGTTATAAATACTCTGATGATTATTTCTGGGAAACAGATTTTTAAACAAAAACAAAGATTAAAAAATTAAAAGATGAATAAAGAAACAAAATTTAAAGTGGGAGACAAGGCTCACAAACCAAAAGGTTATAAATTTCCTTGTACAATTGTGGGTGTATTTGAAACAATTGCTGGTGAAGTCCGGGTGATTGGTGAAATGGATGAATACGGATTATTACATATTTTTAACGAAGACCAATTGGAAAAAGTTCCACAACAAACAAATGGTGAAGTTAAAACAAAGTGGGATTTATGAGTAAAGCCGACAAATATTATATTCAAAACATCCAAAAAATTATGGAAGAAGGTTCTTGGGATGAAAATCCAAGACCAAAATACGAGGATGGAACACCGGCAAACTCAAAATTTATTACAGGAGTTTTTGAAGAGTATGACATATCAAAAGAAGAGTTTCCAATTCCGACATTAAGAAATACCGCAATTAAAACCGGTATTAAAGAAATTTTATGGATATATCAAAAACAAACTTCATCATTGAGAGTTGCTCGTGAAATGGGTATTAACTGGTGGGAAGAATGGAATATTGGTGACGATACAATCGGACAAAGATATGGTGCAACAATTGGAAGATACAATCTAATTGATAGATTATTAGTAGGTTTAATTGATGATCCGTTTGGTAGAAGACATATCATCAATATGTTTCAGTATCAAGATTTATTTGAAACAAAAGGTTTATTTCCTTGCGCATACGAAATACTATTCTCGGTAAGAAAAAATAACGGAGAATTAACTCTTGATATGACACTAATCCAACGCAGCAACGATTATTTAGTTGCTGGTTATATTAACAAAATTCAATATACAGCACTTTTAATGATGGTTGCGGGACATTGTGACTATAAAGTTGGTAAGTTTTGTCATTTGGTTCAGAACCTACATATATACGATAGACATTTTGTTGGTGTTTCAGAATTATTAAACAAGGAACCATTAGACACACAACCAAAGTTAATTTTAAAAGAGAATAAAAACTTCTACGACTACACAATTGATGATTTTGAGATTACCGGAATTGACAGTATAACTAAAATAAATTCAAAATTAGAGTTGGCAATTTAGGTTTTTTTAGGACTACCATTTAACTTTTTATCTTTTGTAGATATTTATATTAAAAGGTAGTCCTATGGTTGGTATTTATAGAATAAAAAATTTGGTAAATGGAAAGATTTATTATGGTTCGTCAAAAGACATTAAAAAAAGATGGAGAACACATAAAAATAAATTAAACAATGGAAAACATCATAATTCACCATTGCTTAACGCTTGGAACAAATACGGGGAAGAAAATTTTATTTTTGAAATTATTGAACTGTGTGATGAAAAAATTTTACTTGAAAGAGAACAACATTATTTAGATTTAAAACCAGAATATAATATCGGAATTAAATCTAGTGGTGGTGACAACATAACAAAAAATCCAAATAAAAAAGATATTATTCGTAGAATTACAGAATCAATTAAAAAAAGATACAAATTGATGACAGACGAAGAAAAAAAAGAAATGTTTTCATTACCTATGGATAAGAATCCTAATTGGAAAGGTGGTATTAGTTATAAATATTGCGAATGTGGTGTAAAAATTAAACCAATAAATGATACTTGTTATAAATGTAGACCCAGAAGTGAAGATAAAAATCCATTTTTTGGTAAACAACACTCCGAGGAAACAAAAAAGAAATTAAGTGAAGGTAAGAAAGGAAAATATCACGGAGAACAAAATATACCTATAATAATTGATGATGTTGAATACAGATCGGCTGGTGAAGCATCCAAAACACTTAATATCCCAATGGTTACGATAAGGTGGAGAGTAATTAGTAAAAACAAAAAGTTTGAAAATTACAAATATAAAGAGTAAGGGTTTACCCCCAATTTAACCAGAAGGTCTTTTCAAATCAAAATAGATTGTTTAAGTTTGTATAAGAAATTTAAAAAAAAGTAGAATATGAAAACAACAGTAGAATGGTTTGTAATAGAATTAAGAAAACTAATTAAAGAATCAGAACTTAGTGATATGAGACCAAGTGAGTTTGATGCTAAAGAAGTGATGCTTATAGAACAAGCCAAAGAAATGGAAGAACAAGAACAAAAATCATTGTTAGAATGGATTAGAGATAATGCAGTTGAAGTAAGAGAAGGGTGGCATTGTGTAGGGCAGTATCCAGATAAAACATATACTGACGAAGAGATAATTGAAG